GTTCACTATGAAGGTGGAGCCAACCGTTGATGTACTCGAGCAGGTTGAGTTTTGTCAAACAAGACCTGTAATTGTAGGTGATTCGTACCGTATGGTCCGAAACCTACACCATTCACTATCTAAGGATCTCCATTCTCTTAATGATTTGGCAAGTCGCACAGCAAGAGCCCAATGGGTTGATGCTGTCGGAAAGGGAGGCAGGGTTCTCAACGACGGCGTACCTGTGATGAAGCATTTTTTTAAATGCTTCCCACAGGGCGTCACTGCTCGAGAAAACTCTGACCTTTCAGTGCGGCTACATGAAGATATGAAATACAAGTTCAGCAGAGGGGGGAAATTTCTTGATTTAGAGCCTACCCCTGAGTCACGTTATTCATTCTGGCTTGCTTTCGGGGTAAATCCCGATGAACAACAGGCCCTGGAGAAGGGGTTTTCTCCTCTCATCATGGAGGAGATACTCGAGGACATACAAGAGGTAACCACCCTCTTGCAGTGGTCCGGGGCCTGAAACTCTCATGACCTCCATAACTAACCAATATGGAAAATGACGAAGCGCAAAGCCGATTATCTCGCAAATCTGATCATTCCCAAGAACGGGGTAGGTCAGGGGGACCAGCCTACAAACCAGTGGCTGAGAAAGCAGTGTACAAAGAGACCGATTATAAGATTCAAACTCAACCATCGGTGTCAACTACTGTCGTCGGTGAGACAGTTACATACACTCAGCACTTCCACTTTTAATGCCTGTCATAGTTGTAAGGGAGACTGTGGATCACCTGCCGTTATTGGCGGTGTGGATTATCACTATCTTCTTGATTGCAGTGATAGGAGCATTATCTCAAAGTCCCCCTGAAAGAATTAACCACTCCTTCAACGAAAACAATCAGAAAGTGCAGTACATAACTATCGGCGGCACTTCGCAAACAAAAACAAGTGAGAACTAGACAAATGGCTGTCAAGAAAATTCGAAATGCCACCTCTAAAGCCAAGAGGGTTGGCAAAGAGATCAACAAGTATCAGAAATTCCTACAGATGGTTCCCTATGCTAAGGGCGCAATTGCTGGTGCAAATTTGGCCGTTCAGGCTGCAGACTCGTTTGCAGATATGATGGACATGTTTTCACAAACTTCAATTGCTGGCGGACC